CACGAAAGGCGTGAACCGTGAGTGGGTTCGCGAAAACCTGTTCGCCCCCTATATGGGCGAATCCATCACCTCTATCATCCGCAAGCGCATGGAGCTGACTTCCGGCGGCGAGCAGATGAATATCCCGCTGGTCGCCCGGCTCAGCTCCTCGGCGATCGGCTCCGGAACCTTGGCCGGCAACGAAGAGGATGTCGACAACTACGGCATGCGTGCCTGGATCGACTGGGCTCGTAACGCGGTCAAGACCAACAAGGCCGAAAAGCAGAAGGATTCGTCGGCGATCTTCGACGTGGCCCGCCCGCTTCTGTCGGATTGGCTCAAGGAACTGACTCGAGACGAGATCATCGACGCGTTCTATGCGCTTCCCTCGGAATCGGCTCCCGCCGGCCTCAATTCGGCCGCCGGCCAACGTGTCAACGGCATCCTGTTCCAGGACGCTACCGCTGCCCAGCGCAATACCTGGGCCGTGGATAACGTTGACCGCGTTCTCTTCGGTAAGCTGAAGTCGAACTATTCGGCGACGTTCGCGACCGCAACAGCGAACCTCGACACGACCGACGACAAATGCAACCGCGCCGCCATGCGGCTGCTCAAGCGTATCGCCCGCGCGGCAAACCCGAAGATCCGCCCCTTCAAGGTAACGGACGGCCGGGAATACTTCGTAGCCTTCCATGGCTCTCGAACGTTCCGTGATCTGAAGACCGATCTGGAAACCATCAACAAGGACGCCCGTCCCCGTGAGGCGAACGGCGTATCCAAGAACCCGATCTTCCAGGACGGAGATCTGCTCGACGATGGCGTGATCCATCGCGAGATCCCCGAGATCGATACCCGCGCGCCGGCTTTCTACACCACCGCGGGCGCCTCGGGCACGACGGAAGTTCGTCCGGTCTGGATGTGTGGCCAGTCGGCCATGGTCATGGCGTACGGGCAGATGGCGAAGCCAACCCAGCTCGACAATACCGATTACCAGTTCAACACGGGCGTTGGCATCGAGACGGCGTACGGCGTCGGCAAGATGTTCAAGAAAACCACGGTCGGATTGCTCAAGGAATGGGGCGTCGCCACCGGGTTTTTCGCGGCTGCGGCCGATTCCTGATAATCAGAAAGGATCATCAACATGGCTATTCCAGCCCGCACTACCGGCCAGCAGGTCATACACTACCTCCGCAAGAAGGTAACTTACCTGGACGGCGCGACTGCCGTTATCCAGGTTGGCACCATCCCGACCGGAGGCATCGTTCTTCGCGGAGGTGTCGTGGTTACCACGGCCTTCAATGCGGCGTCCACCAACGTCCTCGACATCGGTACGACCGCCGATGACGACGGCTTCGCTACTGACCTCGCGATGGGCACTATCGGAGTGATCGTCGCGGATGAAATGGCGACTTCGAACGACATGGGGCCGATGACAGCCAACACGTCGATCATCGCGACACACGCACAGACCGGAACCGCGGCAACCGCGGGCGAGGCCTATGTGTGGATCGAATACATGCCGGTGGCCTGATCTGACAACAGTGTGGGGGCTTCGGCTCCCACACCATTTTTGAGGGCTGCCCATGTCAACACTAAAGATCCGCGAATATTCAAGCCTAACCAATGTTGGTGGCATTGGGCAAATGGCCCAAGAGGGCGGGGCGGTAATCAACCAGACCGTTACGTTCACGTCAACTTCGGTACAGTCGTCGGCGTTTGGCGCCTCTACTGCATATATCGGGATGAAGGCTGATGTAGCTTTTTGCTACTCAGTAAATGGTAACCCAACCGCCACCACTGCCATGATCGATGTGGCAGCAAACGAGATTCTATACATCGGCGTTTCGCCGGGCCTCAAGATCGCTGTGATTGCTGCCTGATGCGTGTCGCTATCTGCACCCCGAGCTATACCGGACATCCCCATCATCGTCACCAGCGCTCGCTGATCGCGACAATGAAGGCCGCGTCTCAGCTTGGGGTCAAGATCGACCATCACTTTGCGCCGGGTTGCGCGGTACTCCCAAGGGTCCGCAACCGGCTCGTTGCCGCTGCACTTTCTCTCCACTGTGATTGGGTCGTCTTCATAGACGACGACATCGCATGGAAGGCCGAAGACTTCTTCAAGCTGATGCGACATGATGTTGATATGGTGTCTGCAGCTCCAGCAAAGCGGCATGCACGTTGGGATGAGAGCCCGGCCGCCGTGGCAGGTTTCCCGGATGGGCCTATCCATGAAGCCCGGACGCTCGTGGGAAGGCTATGGAAGGCGGATTCGCTGGCGACGGGGTTTCTCGCGATCCGGGCTGAAGTGTTTCATCGACTGGAGCCGGTGACGGTGCAGTATTTCAGTCAGGGCGACCCGTCCGACAAGACGCGAAACTGGTTCTGGTTTGATCTCATTAACGTCAACGGGCGCATGCAGGACGAAGGCGAGGATTACAACTTCTGCCGGAAGTTTCGGCAGATCGGCGGCGAATGCTGGGTAGACCCGGATATCCGTGTTGAGCACTACGAAGGTGCGGTCTGTCATGACGTTTGTCTGGCGGATGCTGAAATCAAACAGGAGGACGCAGCATAATGGCGAAGATTACATGGAAGGGCGAGGATGACGGCGACAATCCCGGCCCTTCGTTTACGAAGTGCTTCGATATGAAATTCCCCAAGGGACAGGCCGTCGAGGTCGCCGACAAGGACATCATCCGGCGGGCCCAGCGCAATCAGTTCTTTGAGGTTACCGGCGTTCCGGGTCGTCCGCCGAAGGTAGATCATGTCGAAGACCAGAACTGAAATCCAGTTCAAGGCGCTCGCCATCCTGACGGGCGGCGATATCGGCCAAGATCCGTCCGCTGAAGATGCGGAGGCGATTGACGGCTATATCGACAGCGAGTCCGCTGAGATCAACGTAGACGGGACGACCTACATCAGTGACGTAAACGCGCTGAATGAGGAACTGTTCATCCCGTTTTGCATGCTGGTTGCCAATGCCGCGGCCGACGAGTTTGGCGGAAAGTCTGATGATGCAAAAGCGCAGCGCTGGCGCAATCGAATTCGGGTTCTTGCGCGGCCGACGCCGGGCTACGGGCCGCAGGAAGTGGAATACTTCTAGTGGCAAGAATTCCGTTCCCGCTGTCATCTTCACCGGGGGCAACGCCACAGGAGAGCGCCGGCAGGCTTATCAACTGCTATGCTGAGCCGCTTGGAAAGGTCATTGAGTCCGACAAGAAAACCGCACCGCCGCCCGTGGTCTGGCGCAAATGCCCGGGGCTGGCGTTGTTCGGCACGTCAGGACAAACCGGGTTCCGTGGGGCCATTCTGGTCGATAATACGCTTTACGCGGCTTGGTCCGGGAAGGTCTCACGTTTCGATTCCGCGGCTGCTGAAACACTCCTCACGGGATCATTGACAGGAACCGAAAAGGTCTTCTGGGCGCGCAACAACAAGACCACGCCTGACGTGGTATGCGTGGCGCCTGGAACCGGGGCCTTTACGGTCACTACAGCTGCCGTGTCCAGCTTTGCGGATACCGACGTTGGAGCCCCGAACAGCGTCGGGTTCATGGATGGCTACTTCATTTTCACGTCAGGCGACGGGACGCTGCAGGCATCTGGTTTGAACGATGTCACCATCAACACGCTGGACAAGACGAAGGCGCAATCAAAGCCGGGCGGGCTGACGCGAGGACTGCCGTTCAATGGCCAGTATTACGCGCTGGGACCGGCCTTCGGTGAGGTCTATGCCAACACGGCTAATCCGACAGGGTTTCCGTTTACGCGCTCCTACGTGCTCCAGAGGGGATTGCTGAGCCCTTATGCGATCGCCGGGCATGAAGACGGGTTTGGTTCATCGCTGATCTGGGTGGCGGATGACAACTCGGTAGTGCAGGCCAATGGCACGCCGAACCCGCTGAAGATATCTCCGCCGGATCTCGACCGGCTGATTGCATCGGTAACGACCAAATCGACACTGGAAGCCTTCGTCTACATCGCCCAAGGCCATCCGAAATGGGTTCTCAAGTGCCCGGCATGGTGCTGGGAGTTCGATCTCGGTTCGAAGAAGTGGAACGAGCGAAAGAGCTACCTTGTGGACACATGGCGCGCGGTCGCCGCGGTTCGTGCGTTTGGGAAGTGGATCGTTGGTGACGCGGCGCTCGGGCGGCTGCTCTACGTCAGTGACACAGCCTATGACGAATACGGGTCTCCCTTGGTGTTTCACATCGAGAGCGGGCCGGTTCAGGGATTCCCGAAACGAACGAAAGTGCCGCGGGCAGACTTTGATTTCGTGACCGGCATCGGTAATGCGCAGGGCGCGGACCCGACCGATACCGATCCGGAGGTCGGGATTACCTGGACGCAAAACCTCGGCGTGACGTGGGGCAATGAGATCACCCGCAAGCTCGGACGGCAGGCAACGCCCACCGAGGTGACGGTTTTAAGAACCGGAATGACGGGCGTGCAGGGCCGTCGATGGCGCCTGAAGGCATCTGCCAATGTGAAGATCGCATTTATGGGTGGATCACAAAGCACAACGCTGCTGAGGGCTGATCCGACATGAAACCGCTCCCGGGCCTTGATGTTCCTGTCGTTGACCCTAGCACAGGGCAGATGACTCAAACTTGGTATGAGTACTTCGCCTATGTGTCGTCATTGAATTTGCCGGCCTTCGCGAGGGACGCCCCGGTCAATGGGCAAATCTTGGCTTACAGCTCGGTTACTGGGAAATTTACGCTTCAGCCTGTTGTCGCGCCAACCAATGGGCAGGTTTTGATTTGGAATTCCGGCAGCGGGACATGGGTTGCTGGGACGAACTAATAGGAGGCTGTCATCGGACTCTTCGATATTTTCAGTAACGACAAAGCCGAGCAAGCCGCACAACAGCGCAACGCTGGTCTTCAGCAGGGCTATGACGCCTTGGCCTCAAACTACGGCCAGGGTCGAGACGCCATCAATACGGGCGCGGCTACCGCGCAGGGCTATTACCAGCCCCTGATCGCAAAGTACGGTTCGGGCTCGAATGCCTATGGCGACGCGAGCGGGGCGAACGGGGTTGCCGGGCTTCAGCGCGGTACCGAAGCATTCAAGAACTCCGGTCAATACGGCGTCTATGGCGTCGGCCTGGGTGAGGGCCTGCAAGCCCTGCAGCGCACGCACGCGGCTGCCGGCAATCTCAACAGCGGCAACGCTGACGCTGATACAATGAAATATGCGACCGATCAGGCGACGAAGGCATATGGCAGCTATCTTTCCGGCCTGCAGCCCTATCTCGGCGGCGAGGCGGGCGCGGTGAGTGGCGCCGCTGGCGTTGCCACCGGCCAGGGCGGCGCGCTCAACCAGTCGTACCAGGGCCAGGGTAACGCTGCGAATGCCAACTACACCGGGCAGGGCGCATCCAACGCCGCGGCGACGATGAACGAATACAACATCTCGAAGAATATGTGGGATGGCATCGGCAAGGCCGTGAATGTCGGGGCCAGCCTCTTTGGTGGATTCTGATGGCTGACATCGACAGCATCATCTCTGGCGTAGCGGGGAATACCCGTTACGACTTCTCGACCTTCGGCGATCCGGTCAAGAGCTATTTTGATTCCCAAGATCGCAAGGCCAAGAACGAGCTGAGAGATGCGTTCAAGGGCGGCGTGCCGACGCTGCCTGATGGGTCGATCGACTATTCCACGATGCAGCGCACGCTTTACCAGAAGGGCGGGCTGGAGCAGGGCAACGCGCTGTCGGGGATCTCGGCACGGGCCGGTGAACTGGAGGCACTGCGCGGCGCGGACGGGCAAAGCCAACCGCAGGCTCAACCGACCGCCGGTCCTCCCTCGACCTCGCGCAATACCGTCACGCCTGACCCTGGGAAGCGGATGGACACGGCGCAAGCCGAACCCGCCGCGCCTCAAGGCCAGCCCCAGCCCACCATCATGAATGTCGTCGCGGCGCAGGGGTTCCCGAATACCGAGCTGCAGAAGATTTCAGAATCGATCGCGCGTCAGTTGGGCGTTGATCCGACTGCCCCGCTCAATCTGCAAGATCCCCAGGTGCGGAACGTGCTTGCCCCCGCTATCGCGCAATACAAGCGCATGAACCTCGGGCAGGTGCAGCCAGAACCGGGTCAAGCTCCTCAGGCAGGCGCCCCGCCGGTTATGGCACAAGCGCAGCCACAAGCCCCCCAAGCTGCTCCGCAGAACTTCCAGCCCCCGCCGAACGTGGTTGCCGCGCAGAATGATCCGATCCTGAAGCGGCTGACGCTGCTCTCCGCCAGTCAGGACAAGCAGATTGCCGCGGCGGCGAAGGTCCGGCTTGAAGCTTATCTGAAGAACCAGGAATCCACTGGTCCGATGAAGGAGTACCAAAAGGCGACCAGCCAAGGGTTCAAGGGGACATTCGAGGATTGGCAGAACCGCGCTGACGAGAACACGACAGAACGAGATATCCTGACCAAGAGCCTCTTGCCGAAGATCGACAAGTCACAGGAAACGGCTGTCGCGGCGCGCGATGATATCAGCGCCATTCATCGGGCTCGGGAGGAACTGGACCAGAACGGCGGCGTCTTTGCCGGGGCGTTCGCTGACAAGATGAAGTTTGCGGCCAAGGTCGGCGCATTCTTCGGCATCCCTGACGACGGCAAGATCCAGAATACTGAGGCTTATGGCGCCGCCATCGGCTCTCGTGTGGCCTCGATGGTCAAGGCGTTCGGTAGCGGAACGGCTATCTCGGACGGAGATCGTAGGTTTGCAGCCGACATGGCGGGCGGAAATATTACCTTGGATGAGAAATCCATGCGTAAAATTCTCGAAATCGGCGAGAAGGCCGCGCGCGGCAAGATCGACCAGCACAACACTCTGGCTGATAAGATTGTCGGTGCCAATAAAGCTCTCAAGGATGCCCGTGATACATACATCGTCGAGGCACCGGGCGCGTACAAGAAACCGGCTACGGCGCCCAAAGCCGCAGCACCTGCGTCAACAATCGCATCGAAGTCAGATTACGATAAATTGCCAGCGGGCGCAGTCTTTACCGGACCGGACGGAAAGCAATGGCGGAAACAGTAAACCCCGCCGAATGGGGAGCCGTTCCGGTTGACGGCCCGGCGCAGTGGGGTGCGGTTCCTGTGGACGAGGCACCTTCGCGTATACCTGCCGCTATTGCGGATGTGCCGAAGGAGATCGGTTCTGCAGCGGTCCAAGGCATTCAGCACCTGACAGGAAATTCGGTAGAGGATCTGCCTGGGTTCGACCCGAGAACGCGCGGCCAGCTTGGACCTATCGAGGGCCTGATGCGGACCGGCCGACAAGTGCTCGCCATTCCAGAGATCGCCCTGTCTCCTGTGGTCGGGGCGGCAAGATCGCTGATCGGTCATCCGATGGCGGACCTCACGCACAAGGCGGGTGAACTGATCGCGCCTGAGATCGCGGCAAAAGACGACCCGAAAAAGATGTACGAGACGGCCAAGGGAGACGTGGATCTGGCTCTTGCGGGAGCGCGCCCCGTAGTCCCCAAAGCCCCAACTCTGGCCGCCCCGACGATTCCCGAACTCAAGGCCGCAGCAAAGGTAGGATACGAAAGTCCGGAGGTTGCGGCCGTTAATATCAAGCCAAAGGCCGTCACCGACTTTGCCGACAAAACATCCATCGAGCTCAATAATCTGGGAATAGACGATATCTTGGCGCCGAAGACTTTCGGGCTGCTGTCTCGCCTGCAGAAGGCCCCAGCCGGGTCATCGATAACCGGAGCGAACATCCAGACCGCGCGGAAGGCATTCGGCAATGCCGCAGGGTCGCCGGATCCAGTGGAGAGACTTGCTGCCAAGACGGTGATTGACAAGCTGGACGAGCTTTTGCCGAACCTGAGCGGCGGCGATGTTATCTCTGGTGATGTGGGGGCTGCCGCGAAGATCCTGGAAGAGGCGAGGGGAAATTACTCGGCCGCCAAGCGCGCGGAGTCGATCGACAACAAGACGATACAGGCCGAGCTACGGGCAGCGGCGGCTAATTCCGGCCAGAACGTCGCCAATACCGTGCGGCAGCGCATGGCCGATATCCTTTTGAAGCCCAAAGAGCAGCGCGGGTTTAGCGAACCAGAGCTGGCGCAGATGGAGGAAATCGTTCGCGGTTCGAAGCCCGGCAATGCGTTGCGGGCCGCCGGCAACATGTTGGGCGGCGGTGGCGGTCTCGGCGCCGTTGTCAGTGCGGCTGTCGGTGGCGCTGCGACGGGCGGGCCGGGTGCAGTCGCGCCGTTGGTCGGGTTTGGTCTCAAACAACTAAGCAACCGCCTCACCCTTAAGCAGACCGAGCGCTTGTCTGAGGCCATCCGGATGCGGGCGCCGTTGGCAAGCTCGGCAGCCAAATTCGATGAAGCGTTTGCAAATTTTCAGGAAGCCAAAACGCCGAAATCATATGCCGGCATTGTGCTCGCCGCTCGCAACCTAGCGAGTAATCTTGAGGGGGCTGGCTTTAAGGGAGCGATAGCCGATTTCGTGCGGTCGCTTTCTGGACCAAGCAAGAGCCCCGCACAGGACAACAACGAAGTTCCACGGCGGGAATAGGAAGTAAATCGCCGCGCCGTAGAACGCCATTCTGATTATCCGGGAATCCAAAATGTTCAAACGTCTCACCGTCGCGGTTGCGGCGCTCTTTGCCATGCGGGGCACCTAAATGGCTGGCACGATTCCAGGCTTCAGTCTTGCGCAAATGCTTGACAGCGACGGCACGCCGCTGGTCGGGGGGAAACTATACACGATCCAGGCCGGAACGACCAGCACGCCGCAAACGGCCTATCAGGACAGCGGCTTAACGCTTCCGCTATCCTATCCGATCATATGTGATGCCTACGGTCGCCTGCCGCAGATATTCCTTGCGGATGGCTCGATCAAGCTCCGGCTGACAAAATCCAACGGCGTGCAGGTTTTCGCATTGGACGGCGTTCTGGTCGTCGGTGCCTCGTCCGGAGGCGGCGGCGGATCTCCAGTTGACGCCACAACCATTCTTTCGGCTGGCGATATCAAGACGAGATACGGGACAGGCGTTCTGTCGGGCTTCGTTCGCGCCAACGGGCGGACGATCGGAAGTGCTACGTCTGGCGCGAGCGAGCGGGCGAATGCAGATTGCCAAACCTT